TCTGAACCTTGTCCTGCTGCTGCAGGAGCTGGCGCTCCAGAAGCTCGCCGGCCTTGGTCAGGTATTCGGTGCTCTCGGTGTTGCCCTGGAACTCCGCCTGCAGCTTCCGCATCTCTGAAGCGAGCGTTTTGTTCCCGGTGTTCAGCTCGCTGAGCGCCTGTTTATATTCTTTTTCGCCGTCCAGTTCGACTCGTGCGCCGACCCGTCTGGTCGTACTTGGCATGCTTATTCACCTCCGAGGAAATAGGACGCCAGGCGTGAGCCTTCGTCCTCATCGTCCGGCCTGGGGGACAGGTCGACATACCGGACCCCGGCCGGCAGGGCGGGAGGCTGCCCCGGGCTTCCGCTTCGGTGTCCGCTCCGGACACCGTTCGGGACGCCGTTGGGGAATCTGGCGCTGTACAGCTGTACAAGCCGCGACGGGTTCATCCTCCGCCAGAAGTTTTCTTCCGGCTCATGACAGTCAAAGAGCCAGACTGAGAGAAACCGGGCAAAGTCGATCCTGTCGGATCGGCCTGCCCGGTCGGTCAGTTTCCCGAGTTCTCGGGCGGATTATCGTCCGGTGTCTCCGGATCTTTTTCCGGCTGCTGCCCTGCGGAAGTCTGCGGGCTCATGGCGCGGTAAACCATGCGCATGACCTGGTTGTAGATCGGCGCGCCGTTCAGGCGTTCGCCGAAGGAGAGCTTCCGCGCCAGCTCTTTCACGGTGTAGCGCTCCGGCCATCCCTGCTCTTCTGCGTAGGCGTTGAGCATGGCTGCAAGGAACTCCGTTCCGCACCGGATGGACCGTTTTGGGTTCAGAGCTTCGGAGAGCGCCCCGTCGTGGGCGTCCTGGATCGCTTCCAGGACGGTCATGTTGCAGCGCAGCATGTAGGTCTTCCCATCAAACTCGAAGGGGACCTCTTCCAGCTTCAGGCTCATGCGGTGGTAAGGGACGCATCCACCCAGGCCTTGGCCGCCGCTTCGCTGTCCACATACGCAGACTCGTAGAGCAGGCCGTCATCGGCGTCGCTCATGAGCATCTCGCCGGTCGTGGTGGGGGTGTTGAAGACGATGTTCTCGCCCTTGGTCTGAAGGCTCAGGCTGGGCGGGCCGAACAGGGCCTTCACGATCCTGCAGCACCAGAACTTCTTTGCGCTGTCCTTCAGGGCGGGGCAGTAGAAGGCGACGCCGACGTAGTTGCCCTCGCTCTTTGCGCTGACACCGAGGCCGACCACGGTAGTGGCCGTGCCGCCCGTCGGAGTGACGCTGCGGCTCTCTTCGATCAGACCGAACAGCAGCTTCTGGGCGTCGTCCGGGATGTACTTGACGCCGAGGGAGATGGATCCGCCGGTGGCGGAGGTCATGTACTCCGCAAGGCCGTCGTCGGCATAGAGCCTGGCCTCGGCGCGGCGCAGTTCGATGTTCGCCTGCATGGCAGCGCCCATGGTTTGCAGCTGCGAATAGGCGACAGCGCCGTTGGTAAAGGCATATTTCGCGATTTTCATTCCGCGAAGTCCAAACTGAGGCATGGTGTTTCCTCCTTAATCTCTGGAAAATTCGTTTTCGATCCAGTCTCCGATGACCTTTTCGGCCGGGGCTGTGATCTCATCCTCGCTCCGGCTCATCGCCGTGCCGATAAACGGGCGGGCCGGCTGGCCCTTCTTCCCGTATTCATTCACAAACGCGATCTCCGCGTTCCGGGTGGTGGTGTTGCCGCGTTTCCGGCTGCCGCTGAAGCTGATATTCAGATAGCCGCCGGTCTCGGTCTTCTTGGCCTTGCTGGCCTTCTTGAGTTTGTCCAGGATGTGCACGTTGCTGTCCGGATCCCGGACGCCCATGCTCTCGCCGGTGCTGCGGATCTTGTCCATAGCCACGTCGGCCATCCCGTCGAGGGCCTCGGCCGTCACGTCGAAGGGGATCTCCGAGATCCGCCGGAAGGCGTCCTCCAGATCCTCGAAGCCCTGCAGCTCAAGCGTAGCCATAAAAGGCACCCCCGTCCGTCCACTCGCACTCCAGAACCCAATGCTGGCCGTCGCTGTCCGTGGCGTCCGTCGGGATGGGCCAGGTGAAGCCCTCATCAAAGAGAGCCCGTGTGATCGACAGAATGGCCGCTCTGGGATCTTTCCCGTGCGGAAGGTAAAAGTGCACCTGCACGAGGTAGCGCGAGGCGTGTGGTGCGTCTTCCGCCCACACTTCGCCCACCACGTTGTAGTTCCAGACGATGTACTCGGTCAGGGGGCCCTTGTACACATGCGGGAACACCGCGCCGGGGAAGAGGGGCGAGAGGGCCGCCTGGATCGCTTCGGCCACGCAGGCCTCCTGCAGCGTCGTCTCGCTCATCGGATCACCTCCGTGAGGATCAGCGTGAGAGAATCGAAGGTCTGGGGGAAGCTCCGGAGGATCCGGTAGCGCTTCCCGTTGAACTCCGCCAGACGGTAGCCGGAATATCCGGCCGGCCAGAAGTCCAGGTAGTCCACCGTGCTGACCTCCGCCTGCGCGCTGGCCTGCACGCCCGCCTTCATGCTCTGGTAGAACTCCGACTGACTCACGCCGTCCTCCCAGTCGCAGAGCAGCGGGGGAGTGCTGCGGTGTTCGATCGTGCCCTCAAAGCCGGAGGCGGCCTGCGTGCTCTCGCACCAGATCAGCGTGATCTCATCGCTCCAGGGCGTGTGCAGCATGGAGTTCGGGCTCATGTCGCGCTCGCCTCCGTCCTGGCTTTCTGGCCGAACAGGCGGTTATTCCGGGCGACGGTGAGCATCCGCGGCATCGGCGCGCCGTCGATGCGGCTGCGCCAGAGCCAGCCGGCGTACATGATCACCAGGTCCCGGTCGGCCGTCGTGTCCTCCAGCGTGATGCCCTCCGCCGCGAGGCGCTGCTGCGCCTCGCAGAGGCGGTCCCGGAGGCGTTCGTCATAGGCTCCGGACCGGATGTTCAGGTCGATCTTCAGACCGCTGAGCAGCTGTTCCATGTCCATGTCGTCGCCTCCCGTCAATGTTCTGCGGCTTCGATGGCCGCGACGATCTCAGCCTTGGTGTTCCGGCTGCTGACGCCCTCGACGCCGAGTTCCGACGCGGTGGCCAGCAGCTGCGCCTTGGTCATCCCGGTGAGGTCCGGGACGGTCTCGGCGCTCTGGCTGCCGGCGTCCGTGTCAGACTGCGCGTCCCCCTCCGGCTCCGCTGCGGCGGTCGTTACGGCCGCCGCCATGGTCCGGAGAGGGGAGGGCGAGCTGAGTAACCCAGCCGCCGGGCTCATTCCCCCGCGTTCGCGGTGTCGGTCGGGAAGGTCACGCCGGTGGCCGTCGGGGCGGTGCCGCCGATGCCGAAGGCCGCGAAGGCTTCCGCAATGACCGGGGCGCCGTCGTAGCGGGCCGTGCCCTTGAGGACGGTCTCATCCTGCAGGAAGCGGACGTGCTCGCTGGTGGCGAACTTCTTTCCGGCGCGCTCCACCAGAACGTAGTTCTCGAAGTAGCCGCCGATGATGACGTCGTTCGGGATGAAGTCCAGGGTCTCCACAGCGCCGCCGATGACCGGCATCTGGGCGCCGAAGCCGGAGACGATCACGCCCGCGGCGTTCACGGCCAGGCCTTCGGCCTGCAGCTTGGTGAGGGTGGTCTCGTTCATGCACCAGGTCTTGCCGCCGGTGGCGTACTTGCCCTTGATGGCGCCGGAGCCGACGATCAGGGCCTTGAAGAGTTCGAGGCCGGTCTTCGGAGCCTGTGCAGTGCCGATGGCAACCAGGTTCGTGGTGTGCAGATCCGCCCAGGGCCTTGCGGTGGCCGGGTAGCCGGTCGGGGCCGCGGTCTGGGCGAGGCGGGTCATGATGCCCATCGGCATCTTCAGGGCGGCGTTGGTGTTGCGGCCGTAGAGGATCGCCTTGTCGAGGGCCAGACCGATGGCTTCGCCCATGGCGGTGAGCAGCTCGGCCAGCAGGTCGAGGTCGCTGTCCTCGAGGTTGGCGTTGCAGATCGTGAAGTAGCCGCTGACCTTGTAGCAGTCGAACTCCCAGCCGTAGAAGGCCATGGTCA